CTATTCAGATTGTTCGATGAAAGAAAAAACATTCAGTTGCTTGCTTAGCATCCCTTCAATGAGTGTTTGTAAGTTTTCCCTTTCTCTGGTGATTTCGGGTATGAGCTTAAGTGCCATTTCTACCCTTGGATCTTTTGAAATATTGAATGTAAGTTCAGTGTGAGCTTTACTTTCATCATTTTCATAAACGTTAAGATTCCACATACCAAAGACTATATTGATTAGTGTTAATAGCTCTTGATCCTTGGTTACTATGTTTTTCATGTGCGTTCTAATTTTATCTATTTCTTCAATATGTTCTTTCTTAACATCCCATGAAAGTAGTTTTAAGTACTCAAGTTCAGATACAAACTCAGTATATATTTCACTTTCTTTTTTAATCAAACCAACATAGTTTGAAGCCATTTTTTTCATAGAACGCACATCTTTATAGGTAGTAACTTCTTTTTCTACGAAAGAAGAAAACCAAACATTAAAGACGCTAACATGTAAAGCTGGTACAAAATCCTTTCTGATATCTAATAGATGTACGGAAAGGATTTTTACGCATCTATCAATAACTTTATCTTTAGTAGCATCACGCTTCCACCTTTTAGCAAAAACTAAACCCATAATAGCCGCAAATGCCATAACAACATTTGCTAAAGCACTTATTGAATCAGATAACTTATCAGTTTTAACAAAACAAAGTACTAAAATGACACCAAAGAAGAATGATAAAATGGGCTTTAAATTTTTACTAAGAAACTTAATAATCAAAGTAAACGTTGTTGTATATTTCATATTAGCAACCATTATTAGTATCGTTCTCAAAATATTAACAGCTTCATCCATTGCTTATCAAGAAATAAATCATCAAAAACAAAAAAGCCCCTATCATGGGGCTTGATTATTAGTTACCACTAAGTAACAAAACGATGATTCTGATAATGTCAGATAGTGGGAAAGAGAATAAAACAATACCAAAGTAATCTAAGATAGGTACTAAGATATAGTTATAAACAAGAATGACAGTACAAGCATAACCTAAGAATGATCTCCAGCCTCTACCAGCTTTGATCTCTTCACGGTTTGTTTCCTGTGCTTCATTTGTTTTTTCTGTTTCAAGTTCGTCTTTTGACTTAGCAACTTCGGTTTTATTCTTAGTAAAAAGGCTAATCCCTGATTTGATAAGGTCAATGATAATACTTAACATATGTTATCCTTGTATTTGGCAAACACAAGAAACTACGCGATGACCTTTAAAAATGTGGTTGTAAGATAATAGTACCTTCACTTCTACTTGTTCTTTTAGTAGTTCAATCATCAATACATCATCTTCATTTACTTTAGGTGTTGTATGATGATGAAAACTATATACGACTAAATCGCCTTTTGTTTTATCTACTTTCTTTTTTATGAGCTTACTACCAGATAGTGCTTTATCATATGGTAAGGTAACACTTACAGGTTGTATTGTCTGAAAAGAAAAATCTGTTAGTACAGAATGATCATAACATGGGAAATTTTCTAAGTTATCCATCTTACTTCCTCCAACGGTAATCAAACGTACCGCGTAATGTTCTTAATTGTTCTATTACTTGCTTCTCGGTTTCATCATAGAAATCAAACAATGGTTTTCTACCAACGGAACCATAATAACCAATCACCCTTTGTTCACGTGCCAGTTTAGGATTACGTTTAGAGGATTTCTTGGTAGTGTCGATTAAGTACGTGTTACCGTTCCTACTCTTCACCTTTTTGTATTTATCACTCTTGGTTCTTGAACGTAGTTGTGTAATGTTACCTTGCTTAGTTAACTTAGCATTCTGATACGGTATGATCTTCCCTTCATTAACATTCTTATATGCCGGATCAAGAACGTACTTTAGGTATGATGCTTGATTAGGTAGTAGGATGATCTGGTTAACTGACTTGAACTCACTTATCTTTCTAAAGTTAAAGTACATACTTTTTCCAGTAAACGCGACACCACCACCCGCTACATCATTATCAATTTTTCTTTGAATGTGCTGTGTAACTATACGCATACGGTTACTTAATTCTTTTTTAAATTCTTGTCCTATCTTTGGGCTATTCTTGTTTATGAATCGCTTCATATCATTAGGACTATTGCCACCCTTCCATGCCATATTACCTATTCCCTAACATCGCTACTAAATCTTGTAGTACATTGAATAAATCACGTCTGTTCTTTGGTAAACGTGCTTTACATAGAATTGCTTTGTTTAGATTGTCTGGATGTAAACCAAAGTACGAAATCAACGCCGTTTCAATAATGCTTGCTTCTGCGTCTGATTTAACACAATACAAAATCTTCTTTGTATAATCCATACCAGCATCAATCATAGCATTCACTGTCTTACTACTACCTGTGTAGTTTTTCCAGTTAGATTCTACAGAAGTAACTTTTAGTTTATCTATGCTTTTTACTTTTTGATAAATCATTTTCTTTCCATAATAGAATTCACCTGTTTCTGGAAACTCTATGATGTAAACAAAAGATGTATAGTTGCCGTCTGTTACGTCTGAAATATCCCACTGGTCTTTATCGAACATTTCCCAATTCTTATTAATGCGTCCTGCCATTAGTAAATACCTTTTTAAAATTAACTAAAGGTATTTATGAAGATGGATTTAAAAACACGATTAATAGAATATGAGGGTTCACGAGCATATCAAACACGTATGGGATACTTTCGCAATGACAAGTACTACCCGTATAAAGATACAGAAGGATTCTTAACTGTAGGATTCGGGCATAAAGTACTACCAAATGAAAACTTCAATAACGGTATTACTGAGATTGAAGCACTTCGACTACTTGATAAAGATATAGCCATAGCAGAAAGCCAGCTAAGTAAATTAAACCTAACCATTCCTAAAGATTGGCAAGACTTCATGATCATCATGATTTTTCAACTTGGCCTATCTGGAACGATGAAGTTTAAAAAGATGATTCAAGCACTACGAGATGCCAACTACACGGAAGCAATCAAACAAGCAAAAGATAGTTTATGGTATCGTCAGACACCAAATAGAGTTAATGCGATGATCGCACAACTAACTAATAAGTAAAAAAAGGGATAGTATCAATTACGGTACTATCCCTTTTTAATTACTGCTTTGATTGTTCAAGAATAGTAATAATCCTTTCAAGTTTGATATCCAATTCGTGAATTTGAATTTCAAGGTTTCGCAAGGTTTCTTTCATCTTGTCTTGTTCGTCGCTTAGACGTGTAATGTTACTATCTTGTACCGCAATGGTAGTTTCAAGGTAGGATACACGACTTAGTAAATCAGTAGTATCCTTTGTATTGTCACGGAAGATAGAATATAAAACGCCTAAACCACTAATAACCAGAGCAAAAAGTGTCCCAATATCCATTAAGAATTTCCCTATGTTATATAATTTGGTAATAGTATTTATGAATTTAGTTATAGAGCGGTTGATCCCCTGCTCTGTAAACCCATGCTTGGAAATCAGCAGGAACATTTAGTGAAGCAGTAGAACCACGGCTTGTAGTACACATAACATAGATATAGTTCCAGTTACCGCGACCAACACGAGGTATAAAAACACCATTTAAACGATAAGTATAAGGTGTATTGTGTCCTTCATTACCAGCATCAACGAAAGCTAAGTTTGTCAAACCAATACCATCACCACCCATACGAATATAGAAGTACTGGCGTTCATAACTTGCAAGACTGATTGACATATTACTATCTAAGTATCTGTCAAAATCTTCACCACGTATACGCAACGCTACATAGTGTTGGTAGGGTACTGGAGATAAGCCGACTGTACCACCACTAACCACCTTCGAACCAAAAAGGAACTGATTAGACTGGATGCCTGTTGATTGGGGGCGACAAATATCACCAACTATACGAGTAGCACTTAACGTACCAAGAATGTTACAGTTTTCATTGATAGTAACGTTGTTGAGTACCCCGCTGTTCGCAAAAATAGTACCGCGAATAGTAGCGTTACCAAAGTTAGCTGTACCGTTCTTGTTAATCATCCAACCGTTCGTACCATCCCAATTACTGGATTGTATCTGTTGGCTAATCTTCGCTGAGTCGATCACGCCGTCCATTATATGAGCACTACGGATTGCGGCATTGGCAATTTTCGTATTGTCGATTGCGGCATCCTGAATTTTCGCACGTGAAACGGCAAGGTTATTGATCATAGCCTCATTGATGCTCGCTGATGCTATCACCGCTGAGTTGATATAAGTCTTACCACCCTGAACCACAAACGGATAAACCCTGTCTGATAGTTTGGCACTATCCGTACTGATGATGCTAAAGCGATCCGCCATTACGGTAAACACTGATGTTTTTTCATCTGCGGCTAAAGCAATGCCCGTTACGTTACCGTTGTTTGATACCTGTAGCTGCCAGCGTGACCCAAGTTCATCTACGATCTGTTTCTCAACAATGCCAGTAGCCGTATCACTGTTAAGTAGGCCATCAATAACATCTTCGTTCAATTTGCTGTATGGAACCTTCGTGTTCTGGTTAAAACCGATAGTAGGCGACCATACCAATTCATCCTGTCCGAACACGTCATAGGCTGCTACACGTGCGAACCATGAACCATCTTCAATACCAAACGATGCTGAATAGCGGTTAGCACTGCTAAAGTACTTCGACCCTGAGCTAAACCCCTCATCAAGTGCGATCTGTAGAACTATACCCGCATAATCCGGTACGTTTGATTCAGTCCAGTCAATGAACACGGAATCATAACCACTCTTCAAATTGACACCTAACAACTGTGGGTGTTGTGGGTTACTAACTTCAATCTGAACTTCTTCACTATAGATACCAGTACCCCACCCATGAGCGATAATCCCAAACACACGGTAACGGCTAAGGCCATCACTGGTATTCATTGAATATGAGTACGTCCAGTTGCTTGTAGTGGTGTAGTACGATGTGATGTAGTTCCTGTATCGGTCATACACACGAATTTCATAATGTTTGAAGAAATCAGCAAATGTTTTACCATTTACGGCTATGTTAGCCTGATCATCCCAACGTAAAATAAAATCTTGAGCATAAGTCTGGTTTAAACCTACATCATCATTCACCATATCAAGGTTAGTAATCTTCGGTAATGCGAATATAACTTGTGGTGTTTGATTATAGATAGCTACTAATTCCGATGAATAACCTAATGTGTTATACGCTTCAATAGCAAAATCGTACTGAACACCATATAGAAGATTTAGTATCTCAAAACTCGTAGAGTACTGCCCTACGTTACCAATGCTGATCCAAACACTGGAATCACTGCGTTTATAACGAATCTTATAACCACGTACAGTTGTATCCTGACTAAGATCCCATGTTAATAGAACGGTGTTACCTGATGCCGTTGCCCCTAAACGTTGAGCCTGTAGGTTACTTGGCGGTTCTACGTATGTTGGGTTAGGTAGATTGGTCAATCCATCTTGTGGGAATTGTCCCGGATCTTTTCCTTGATATATACCATCATCATATGAAATCGCGGTGATCTGGATAATGCCTGCTTTATCTACGGTCATTGGTACAGTACGTTGAATACATCTGTACTTTTTATTACTAAATCCAGCTTCTTTAAAATCAATTGTAAACACATCATATACTTTCATATCTGTTACATAGGTATTGAAAGTAATCGTGTTCGTAATGTACTTAGATTTTAGCAATTCAATGTTACTAAGAATAGCAAGCTGATTTTTATCCTGTACCCAAAGATAGTTTAAATCCTTCTTGATAATATAACCATCTTTAGCAATGGATGCGTTACTAATGGCATCACTTGGATAACGGATAATATCTTGTGAATAGTCATTACCTGGGTTTGTATAGGTACTGTCCATTGTATTAAAATAGTCAGACTTAGAACCCGTTGTGATATTCACACTGCCAATAATATTTGTTTCATCAAAATGTACACTTGGAATATCTGGAGCATCAACGGTTAGATAGTACTTACCGTTTGATTCATAAAGTACACCACCAAATGTTTGTAGAATATTTTCAATGTTTTCCTTAAAGGATTTATCATATTGAATATTACCATTGGAATAGAAATGATTCTGAGCACAATAGTTTGCCATATTACGGAAACTGGTAATATCAATATCATTAGGATCAAGCCCAAAACCAAATTCTGTATTAGTGATAAAGTCATATAGTTGGCTTGGTGGGTTTGAACTTGGTTTACGTACATTATCAGTTAAGTCATAGATCATACGTCCACGCATTTCTACCGATAATGTATAGTTCTGGTTCGTTAGAATCCCATCAATCAATGAATCATTGGTTTTCTTGATTACGGTACAGATCTGTACAAGACCATCACCACGCATGTTGTCAGTCCATTGACTACCGCCATATTGACGGGCAAGCGTCATAGAACCACCGTAGGACGGCTTACCGAAACGTACCTCAATCTGTAAGTATTTGCGGTACTTCTCAATCATCATTGAGGTAGGTACGATCCCTTCTGTGGTGATGTACGCACCATCCATGAGTACCGGAGCATTATCAAAATAGATCTGCTTGATTACGCCTTGTGATTGTTCCCCTGGAACCTGGCCAATTTCACCGATACTAATCGCGTGAACCGTACATAACTGGTTTGAAGTACCTTTATAGACGTTCTGCCAAACGACGATAGAGCCTAACTTGTTATAGGCTACCTCTGTTGCGTTGCGGTTAGAACCGCCGTATGAAATCGGTATACCAGTACTTGGTGATGTTGATCGGGCATTGTTACTACCCGTACTCGGATACGTTACCCCCATTTGGCCTACATTCATCATCTGTGATGAACTGATGTAAGATAGTGCTGCTGTACCAATACCTATAGCTACTACTGCTGCTAAAGCTAAACCTGCTGCGTATGCTGCTGCCGCTGCTGATGCCCCTGCGATAATAGCTACGGCAACTGCTGCTACTGCCATAGTTATTCCCCTTTAAATCTGTATATTTTGTCTTTTTCATTTGGGATATATTGAGAAACGATATAGTTAGATTTATCTTCTGATAAAATTACCACTTTCCCACGCCAATAAACTGTACTGTGCCCTGATGAAATGATGATATCTCCATCAAGTGGTTCAGTTACTAATTCACCTTTTTCTTTACACAATAGATGTAGAGTAGAATAACTACAGTTTGCTTTTGCGTATTTTCTACCTGCTGTTGGTGTTGTGTATTTCTGATAGATTTCATCACGGTAATTACTACCTGTAATCATATCAATTACTGTTAGCACCATGATATGACAATCATTTGTACCGTACACTAAAGGTTCACCAACTAAACCACTTAGGTACTCTGTTATAAATCCGTTTTTCATTATTTCTTACTACTCTTCCAGAATTGCTCTGAACTATTTAGTATTCCGATTAGGTCAAAGAACTTATCACCAGTATGTAATGATTGGTGTACTGATGTACTGGATAACAGGCGTTGTGTTTGGTCTAACTTCTTCCATAATGAATTTAGATTTACTGTTGTTTCATTTGTGGTATTACCTGCTGTGTTGTTAAAGTCAGAACTAAAGTAATCAATGTAACCACTAAACATACGATAGGCATATAAAATACCCCCTGTAGCTGGGTTAACAATGCCCATCCAGATATTAACTTTGGCATCATTCCACAATCCACGTAACGCCATAGAAAGATAATCCTGGCTTACATTACTTACTTTTAATGAAGTACCGTTATTGTTGATTTGGTTCTTTTCTACATAGTTAGCAAATGATGAATCAAGGAAATCAGGTACAGACTTATAGTTAATTCCATTATAGTTCTGATCGGCAATGGCATCAGTTAGGTATATGTTACTTCCGGTAGGTGGAAGTACATCTATGAGCTTTACCATAACACCACATTGATAAAGTTCTTTCTCTGTTAGTACGGTTTTGTTATCGCCTCGTGTAAGGTTCCAGTACGCGACAAGATCCGCATTAGTTAGTACATTACTTGGAATAGACATAAATTAACCTCTGATGTTTTCGGTTGCATTTATTGTCACTTCCATAATGTTTGTACTTGGCATCTGATATGCTGCGTTCTGTGGTGTAAGAATAAATGAACCTTGAATATTGTCATATTTCATTATTTCCCCAAGTTGGATGTTTTTGATTAATCCAGGGAAGATAGTAATCACGTTGCCAGTGTTGGCTATGATTCGGTATAGTTTCTTGTGTCCGTTGAATTGAACTAACGTACCAACTTCAAGTGTATTAGCATTAACGGCAATGGATGTTGCCCCCGCTGCCCTTGCTGCTGTTGCCTGTACTTGTGATGTTTGAGTACCGTTGTATGTACTCCACCATCCAAGAGGCATAGAGAACGGTTTGCCCTGACCATATAAAGCGTAGAAGTTAGCGAGTTCAGCACGGTTCATCTTGTTCAAGGTAACTTTGAAACTAAGGGTAAAGTACTGCGAACCAACAACACGTGTAATAGTTTCACCTGTCCATGTCTGGTTTTGGTATTGGGGTATATTGTCCGTTAACATGAACTCACTAATAAGAGTGTTATTTAACATATTATTATTCCTTTAATAGTTAGCCCACAATCCATGTGGGCTATATGATATTTATACGTTATTCTTCTGAGATTTACGTGTTGCCTGAACAATAGTATCAGCGTGTTTATCACACATCTTTTGGAAATCTGAATCTGAGATTTGACCATTACTATTAATAATTAACGGTGCGTCAATCTTAATATCACCTGATTTACTACCATCCTGATTACTCAAGTATTTTGTTAAATCCTGGTTTAGTGATTTACCTACTACACGTTCACCTTTTTCAAGATTGTATGTACCAGTACTTGGTAGTGAATCCCAACCATCATGGGCTTGCCCCTGGATAGCTGTACCTTTGATAGTACGGACAATGGACGCACCCTGAGCTGCTACCTGTAGACCTGCTGCGATCCCCATAGGCCACCCAAGTTTGATAGCTTCGGATATGCCCTGCTGGATGTTGATCACTGCCTGAGCAATTGCAATACCTTTACTTACGGCAAAAGCTGCCTTAGCCGCTGCTGATGATTCACCGAAAACCCCAGCCATGATAGTTCCTACATCACCTGCCCCCGCTTGCCACATACCTAAAGTACTGGTTAGTGCGTCTGCGGTTAATCGACCACGTTTCATATCGGCGTTGGCCTGAATCGCTGTTAGCTGATCCTGGTACTCCTGGAAGCCAATTACTTTGGCATCGTATAGAGCTTTAGCCCCATCCTGGTTCTCTTGCTGTTCAGTGTTTACTTGCTGTACTTTCGTTGGATCTGGTGAGAAGTCTAATGGGTTTGTATACCCTAATCCCTGACCTGCTGTGTCACCTGTCCACGTCTTACCCGCTGCTGCTGCTTTGGCTTTAGCCTCTGGTGTGGCATTCGGATCACTGGCAATTGCGGCAATGTTTTGTGCTTGTTTTAAACGGTCTGTTTCAGCAAGCATTTCATCAACCATAGTTTTGTACTTAGTCGCACGGCTTTTATATTGTTGATCTAACATTGCTGTAATTTCAGTTTCACTCTTACCTGCTAATTTACCTGCTGTACTGATACGCTTTTCAATTTCATCCTGTTCATAGTTAAAACGAGTAATACGTATCTGAGCTTCGTTAGTACCGATCTGTGATAGAGTTTGTTCTAATAGTGCTTTTGCTCTTTTAGTTTGTTCATTTAGTTTATCTTGTGCGGCTTTTGCTTTCCTGGCTGCTGCTTCATCTTTCTTAGCTTTATCTTCACGTGCTTTATCTTCATCGGCTGTTAGGCTTTTTACTAACTTCTCTCGGTTAGCTTTATAACCTTCATCAAGTTTAGCTAAATCGGCATTCATTGCCGCTTCATCACCCTTATAAGCACGTACTAAAGAATCTTTAATAGTTTCTCGTAGTTGTTTGTGAGTAGCATCAAGTGTATCAATCTGTGCTTGTGTCTTCTGCTTAGCTGAAAGATAAGGTTTCAACGCTGTATCAATAACACTTCTATCTGAGCCTTTATTATATTCTTCTTTCTGTTTATCAAGTAGATTATGTGCGGCATCAAGATTAGCTAAAAGATTCTCAAAGGTTTTGTTATTGGCTTCTTGTTGCTTCTGCTGTTCCTCTACCATCTGAGCACCATAGATAGAAGAGTTTTTCTGTATCTGTTGTTGGTACTGTTTTTGGTATTCCTGTACTGCCTGTATACCCTGCTTACTCGTAGCTGCTGCGGCTGCTGCCACTGGCTTACTGTTGAGTATCTTAGTCATTAGATCAAGAATATCAGCAAGGCTTTTAGCAACAGGGGCAAGTGTTGAATTTCGCCACGCATCCCACGCCCTTGATAGATTATTAGTTGCCGTTCTATATTCTTCAAATTGTCGTGATTGCTCTGCTGTTAACTGTATAGTTTCATTAGCAAGGCTATTTTGATATTCCTGTTCAGTACTGAATTCTCTATATACAGTCATGCGTTTAGTAGCATCGTTAGCTACGGTTTCCATCATCTGTACAATCTGAGCCTGACTAAAGCCCATTTGTTTAGCTTGATAGTAAATCTTAGCAATAATATCTTCACCGTTTTCTGCTGCTTTCTGTAACTCAAACATATTCAACTTCAATGGTTGAATTACATCAGTAAGCATAGAGCCAGCGTTATTCGTGATAGCATCGCCTAACTTATCCTTAGCATCTTTCATCTGATCGGCTACTTGATCCATAGTCAGACCAACACCCGCAAACATATTAGCCGCCTGTTGTATCTGTACTATGCCCGTTTGTGATAGTGATGCTGCCTGAAAGACTTCAAACGCCTTTTCTGATTGAGCTTGAACGTTGGCTAATGTGGCGGCAATGGCGATACCTGCCACCCCTACCGCACCAGCGAAACCAGACATAGCTTTAGCCGTGGTTGATAGTCCGGTATTGAAACTACCGAACACACCGCCAGCACGATCCCCAAAATCACCTATATCATTTGCTGCGTTTTTTAATGATTTTTGTAATCCAGATTCATCACCTGTGATTTCAAATATCATTGATTGTTTATTATTGTTTGCCATTAGGCTTTACTCCCATCCAATTAAGCATGTTTGCTTTTTGTTGTTCTGCGATCTTCTTCTCCCTCTCTGCTTGTTGTTCAGCTAAGGTTTTATTTGAAATAATGTTCAATGAATCGAGTTCATAGATACTAAATTTCGGTATATCTTCTTTCTTGATATTGCCAGTACTTAACCATATTGCCTGTAGTAGTTCTGTATGCCTGATTTGTTCAATTTGTGAGGAATCAGGATCAACCGATTCTTTGAAAACTAATAGGTAGAAGAAAAGCAAAACGGGCATAGTGTAGAGATCATCCACACTACACCCGCTGTTATACAATAAAGATAGTGATAGTCTGAGAATCGGATCGCGTCTTACTTTGCCTCTACATCCTCAACATTAAAGGATTTGGCAAACACATTACCGATCTCGGCATTTAGTTTTAGTTGTACTGTTAAATCTACATTCTGTTCAACTTGTTCAGGTGAATCGAAAATCTGTTTACCACTTTCATCAACCACACAATAGAAGATCGCTTTATATGGATCTGAAACTTCTGCGTGTTGGGTAATAGTTGGTAGTTTGATGTATACAGTACATTCTGGTGTTAGTACTACTGGTGTTAACTTCACACCAATAGCATTCATAAGATTAGTAAAATCCATTTCGCTTTATCCTTGTTAGTTGGTTTGTAGTATTTAGTACTTACGCACCAGTAACTTCACCAACCGCAATTGGAGCACCAGTAACGGAAACAACGAAATCACGAGTAACCACGCCGTCAAAATCACCGTTAACTACATCAGAACTTACATAACCGTTTACGATGCTGTAATAAGCGGCACCATCTTGATCATCAATATTTTGATAATAAGTTACTTTAACCTGGATTAGTGTTTGTGCTGCTGCGGCTGCCGCAAGCATTTCTTGACCTGTCGCACCTGGTTTCCAGTTAACAGTTAGAGTTAGATCCGGTACTGAACGAGAACCAAGCAATTTCTTAGCGTACTGTTGACCGAAAGTGTTCACACTAACAACGTTAGATTCCGCACCTGCCGCTGATGGAAAAGCACCAACTTCTTCAACAACAGTAAAGGTAGTTGCCTGACCGCCACCCGCTGGAGCATTAGCGATTTCAACTTTTACATTATTGCCTACAAAAATAGAATTAAAAGCCATATTTAATATTCCTTTATATATTTGGGGTATCAGTCCTTGATACCCCTTCTGTTTATTTATATATGTTGGTTGTAGTACTTCATGTAAAGTGCTAAACCTCTTAGTAGTTCACCTGTATAGAATCCAAAGAACATAGAGTTGTTCTGAGGTGTAGTAGGTGTTCCACTTCTGATAGCTGATGACCAGCCACCATTCATTACGTGATTAGCTGAAACTACGTTATAGTTCTGTTGAATTTCCGCGAATAGTAAATCAAGTAATTCGTGATCTGGATAACCTGCTATTGCCATCATTGAAGCACCAGCAAGCCACAAACCAGACATATGACCTGTAAAGCCATCATAGATAACTTCACCTGTATCTTTAAATCGTGTTGGTGCGTGACCATCATTATTTTTCATGAACCATTTTAAGTAATTCATCCAGTTCTTACAGTACGTAATAATGTTCTGTGGAATAGCATAATCACCACGTTGATACAGTTCATGTACTACATCACATCCTGCAAAGAACGCACGAGGTTCATAACCTGACCATGCTTCTTCGTACCAGTGCTGCATAATGAATTGATCCGGTTTACCATCTGGGGCATATGCTAAAGCGTCCTGACGGTTCCATACATAAGCCTGAGCACATGGACCAGGTAAAGTAGGATGGAATTTATTAGTAAACCAGTCCTGAGCATCACATAAGAACTTAATACTATTATTTAGTCTGGTTTGATCAATTGTAGTACCTTTGAAACACCATATAGCAGGCAATTGATAACCAGGATATGGTAATCCACGCCAACCGGAATACAATTGAGCATATGGATCTGTGATGTTACTAAATGGTATTAGTCCTGGTGTATATGAAAGGCTATCAAGCATGTAATTACGGATTACACAATCACCTAAACGTGCTGTATATCCATTACCAGTACTATCATTGAATGTTAAACTTACTAATACTGAATAATCACCTGTACCACCATCGTTATAAAGTGCTGGTAAATCGTTAACACAATACCAGTCAATACGACCTGAGACACCATCAACCGGATCGGTATCAAGTAATAGTGTAAACTCTGTACGTCCTGTTAGTGTTGGTTGTCCTGGTTGTTCATCACCTTCTCCATGATCCGGTTGATAAGAACTCAATTTAAAATCCAGTACATTAAACGTTTGTGTTACCCATGCCCCGTTGCTTGCTGGTAGCATAGCCCACCAACGCCAACCAAGATCATCAACAATACGGATATTAAAATCATCAGCATATGTTCTGTATGTGAAGCTGTTTAAATCCTGTGTTTCATCATCAAAGATCCAGAAACCAACTGTAGAACTACCGTCAGAATCCATAGTAGTTGAAATCACGTTGTCATAATACGTTCCAGCGATACCAGATACATATTGTAAGGTAGTTACTGTGTTATCCCCATAATCGGAAATCATACGCATATCTGCTGTTAAGTACTGTCCACCGTCTGGTTTAGCAATACGTGTAAAATGATTCATCGGTATATCCATAGATATAATACTGTTGTCAGTATTGGTAATGGGTAAACCGCAACGGTATCTTATAGCACCATCTTCTGTTTTAGTTTTATTCACTGTCATTGCTACAGCAAGGCTTAATGGTTTGCCAGTAGTATCAACACCACTATATTCAACATGGAAAGTTGAACTATTATTAAATTTGAACCATATAGATTGTTGTTCAAGTGTTGTTTGTGCTGAGGCACTTTGATTAATGACTATATAGCCATCTGAATCACGTGAATATGATGCTACTTGATTACTCGGATAGAAATAATCATATGAAATACCATCAGTAAAAGGCGTTATAGCAAGAGTACTTTTACGAAAGAACATATCAAATTTATCAATATCGGAATATCCAATACATGTAAGTAGTGAGTTCTGCCATGCTAAGTAATAGATACGCTCGCCTGTGATATCCCATAGTAGCTTTGCCGCCTGACAGAACCACAATTCAGCATCTGATGCGTTATCAGCGAAATCAAGTGAACCGTAGTTATCAATGGGTACGTTTACTGGCCTGTTGTGCCAACGCTCATTACGCCCCATCAGATAACCCCCCTCTGATACAGGGTTCTTTGTGGCGTAATTGAATCGGTAATTACCGTTTATAGACGTGTCCTTGAGCTGGACTGTACCGATCTGGCTTGTTAGTCCTTCTGCCAGTACATCACCATTGCTATCTACCTTGCGGCCTGTGCGGTCAACAATCCAATCAACTTCATACGTAGGTGCTTTAGTATCCCAATCTATGGAATCTTCATTAGCTAACCATGCGTAGGCTGTTGCGTTTACCTGATTCCAACCAAGCCCCGCTCTTTCAGGAAAGGCAAACCATACAGCGTCGAGGTATTCACCGTAGTGAGGTGAACCATGAGGTATCTGTGTTTGTCCGTTCGTCCATGTGAACAATACACCCTTGAACCCGCCGTGAGTTGGATACTCTGGATCTAATGGGTAATGTGCCAGTACTGGAGCCTTGCCGTTACAGATCCAGTTACAACGCAAAGAACCATTAGGTGGATCGGGAAACGCTACACCACGGAAGAACGCCATGTGATAGGCGTTGAAAAAGTCTTTAGCACGTTGTAGGTAGTACGGTTCTTTGGTTGCCTGATACGCATAGATAGCACCAAGAATTGCTAAGGATTGTCCTTCTGTGGTTGCGTCACCGTCCGGTTGTGCTTCCCATCCTGTTTCAGCGATAAAATGCCTGTTGTTACATATAACGTTTTGTGGGTTTAGTACAAAGTGATCTGTTTTATTATCATTAACTAAACCCGTATTACGTTCTAAAAATTTCCAATGCCCTTCAATCATCTGTTGGGCATTGCTGATATTTTGTTTTCTTATCATTCTTGTAGATCCGCCATTAGTAAGGAGCCGTACCAGGTACTTCCTCCATCTATTGACAAGAATTGAATTACATCAATTGAATCTTTCGTAAAGGTTAATACTGGTTCACGCCCATAAGACCATTTAACATTAGAAGGCCATGAAATTTTATTTGCCCCTGTTCCTTGTGTTAACAACATCGTGATAGTTTGACTGTTTAAGTTACTTCCACTCGCATTTATAACACTGAGTTGTGTTACTGGTGCTGTAAGAGTTGCTTTGAAAACACGCTTACCATCAGACATATCAAGTTCTAATGTATCTTCTACGTTATTTATTGTCAGAAGGTCTTGAGTGATAGTTACTTTGGTATCAATGTTCGCTTGTAGTGCGGCATCTTTGGCATCAATTTGTGCTTTTGAATACGTTCCAACATCGTTATAGTTCAAGGTTACGTTACTGTTTAAAGCATAACCGTTAATCGTAGTGATACGTAACGCGAACAATCCGTTGCTTTCAGTACGGGAATATACATCACTAATATCTGCTGCTACCAATTGAATATTAGTACCAGATAATGGCTTGTTATTAATTAAGAACGTCTTAGGCACAAAAGTACTATTACTATATGCTAATGATGCCATATCAGTAAGTTGTGCTGCCGTTAGTGTGATATTGCTACTCAAAGGCAAACCGTTAACAGTAACCGTTTTAGCAACAAAGGTATTATTAACCTGTGTCTGTGAATACACATCAAGTATATCTGCCGCTACTAAGTTCAACGCCGTTCCTGATAATGCGTGTCCATTTAATTGAAACACTTTCGGTACTACGTTTGAATCAATGTAGGTCTTAGAGTAAACATCACTAATATCTGCTGCTACCAAAGTAATGTTGGCTGTAAGTGCTTTACCATTGACAGTACGTGTGATTGGTACGTAGTTACTGAGATCGGTAGCTGCTGCCGCACCAAGTTCTGTTAGCGTTGGTTTATCAGCACTGGTGTAGACCTTGTACCATGCCCCGTTACTTGCTGTTGAGAAGTTACGAAAGTTGAGTACTGGCGTACCGGTTTTGCTCATTACCAGTTGAGTACCGTTAGAACCATCAAGGTTAGTGATACCCAACATATCAACACCTGTTGGTGCGTTGGCTGCTGCGATCTTAACGAATGAGTTACCGTCACGGCCTTGATAGCTTGGAAACTCGTTACCGTTCGAACCAACACCCCAATCACCGCGATAGAGTTCAACTACTGATTCATCAAGAATACCTGCTGATACCTGGCTTTCTGGTGTGAATACGTATGAGCGGGTAACAACCTGATCCATATCCGACGTATCGGAAACGCTTGATAAGTAACCGTTGTAAAGCACATAGTTTACGGTAGTATCGTTTGAACCTTCATCAAGCATTTCTACCTTGACCTGTACTAATTGCTGAGAATCAACAACAGAATCAAGTACGGCGTTTTCACCTGGAATATAGTTAACTGAAATAGTCATATCACCATATGAACTATCACCCGCTACTTTAGAGGTGTAAGTACTATCATATGTTTCTACAGTTGAAACAGAAGTTGATTCACTAAAACTTGGAAATGCTGAAAGGTTTTCTACTTGAACAAAAGTACGGGCATTTGGATCAACGTTGGTTGTATCGGTATTAATCCATACTGTAGTTAGATTCCCTAAAAATGTTTGAGCCATAATTATTCCCCATAGCTAAAAGATAGAGTTTGCGTGTGTACATAAGCGGTTTCCGTTGCTTCGGCTTGAGTAGTCATTAGGCTATCTTCAATACGGATATTGAATAATGGCATTGGAAGTTGCTGGTTTAGTTCATCAAAGAAACCAGATGTATAAAGTGCTTCAAGAATTTTTTCTATTTCATCTGAAGCACTTTTAAATGATTGTCCGACAGCTACAAACTCAACCCGAAATTCACATAAATTTCTAATAGTTGAAGGTACTATTTGATTGTTTACAATTTGATTTGCTTTAGCTATCTGTGTACGTTGTACAGAAGAATCACCAATGTAAACCATTGTAGTATTATCTACTGATGCTTTTGATGGATATTGTAAATTAACAATCACTGCTAATTTATTAATCAAATACTTTCTTATTGTATAGTCTGCCGTGAACATATTATATTTCCTCTTCTAAATCGATCTTGCGAACATAGTGATAGTTAGAGATACCGCTCGTATCATCATCTATTCTATTTACTACGTATTCGGTGTTATCAATCGTGAAGGTGCTATTTAGTTTAATTCCTGACTTAGCACTAAAATATGTTACGGTAGTTTTACTATCATCGAAAAAAAGCTCGTCTTGTTCAAAAATTGCGGTAATCGTTATTGATACACCATTTTGAACAATGACGAGCTTTTCACCAAAAGCATTAAGTAGTGACTCTGATTGTGAGTTACTAAAAAATGCTCTCATTTATTTCACCATTAAGCGGATTTAATTTTTAGATTTACAAACGCTTCATCATGAGCAATAGCAGTTGCTAAGTACTGGAATGAACGGAATACAGTAATTTGTGCGGCACGGTGAGTAGTAGTGTCTACATCAATTTCTTGACCGTCTGACCAGTTAGCAATGATTAGGTTACGGAAATCACCGATGATTACAGAATCAGCTTCAACAAAGGTAGATTCAATTACACGTACTTCATCGTTTAGCCACATATCAAAACGATGACCTTCAACCATAGATACGGCTGCGGTGTTACCCATTACTGCGGTTTGACGTAGTTTAGCCAATGTACTTGGGTGCATTACTGCGACACAAGAACGTACATCAACGTTAGCAACACCAAGTGCTTTAATAGCTTCTTGTACGTCTGCTACAGTCATAGTACCTACTGCTGCGGTTTCCACTTCTGGAATAGCTGCCTGTAGGGTAGAGAAGATCTGAGCTTCAAGACCATTAGCCGCATAGCGGATTAGGGCATCTTGAACAAAAGTAGCTGCGGTATCAGAACTTAGCATTAGTTGCTTAGTTACTGGTACTGAACCCGCGAACATTTTTGGAGATAGCTTGATTGAATCAAAGTTAGAGATAGATTCTGTTACCGCATCACCTTCTTCGTAGAACTTAAAGTTACCTGGAGCCGCTGGAGTTAGACCAGTTAGACGAGGAATAGAAAGTACACCACGATAAGCAAGGCCACTATAGATAGTTGGATTTAGGCTACCAAGAATGGATTGAGCCAATAGAGCGGTTAGATAAGAATCCGCATAAACAGTTTTAACTGTACCTGCTGCTGTTTGAGTATCGGTATTAGCACCAAGAGCACGTGAAAAATCCATTTTGAAACCGCGTTGACCTTTTTCAAGTTCAACTTTTACAGAATCAAAGTTATCTTCGTTGATACTACGGATTAGTTCACCAATTACATTTTTTTTCATAAGATTAACATCCTTGTTAATTAGATTTGTTTCTTTATTTAGGGATCTGGTTTGAACTTCCTGTTTAAACTGTTCAACTGATACACCTGATTTAATTGCTTCCGAACTATCTACGTTGTAGAGTTCAGCAATAGCGGTTAACTCACGAATTCGATATTCGTCAGATTCACCTTTATTTAGTGCGGCACGTTCCTGTGCTTCTACTTCAACAGCATCAGTACTTTCCTGTACTTCTTCTGTTTCAGCTTCATCAATAGGTTCTTGTACTACTTCTTCGGTTTCTAATACTTCTGTTTCTTCTACAGGTTCTTGTACTTCTTCTGGAGTTTCTAATACTTCTACTTCTTCTGTTTCAGTACTTTCTTGTACTTCAACTTCTGTTTCTTCTACTTCATTAACTCGTAGTTCTTCTTGTTGGTTTTCAAGTTCCATTTGTTCACCTTCACTAAGTTGAATTTCATTTGTATTTAGTGAACGTGAAACACCAACAAAATCATCTGCGGGTACAGATACGCTACTTACTTCATATGGCGACCAAAGATCTACAATTAGGTTTTCACCTTCGATATGGTATGATTCAATGTTGTACCCTACTGAAATCTTTGTACGGATACCTTCCTGAATCATTGTAAAAATAGTTTCTGCTGCTTGAATTGAAGATAGTTTTACCGTCGCACGGCATACATGATCACTGTCTACTCTCGCATCTAATACAACTCCCACTTGTCGAGTGAAATCATGTTCTATTAGTAATGGAGCACCATTAAGTAGGCGAGAAAGATTTACGGCATCTGGAGTACATTTAAGAATTTCATTTAGTACACCAAGCCCTTCACCAAAATCACGTTTAACAGGTGTTTCACTGGCAAAGGCAATTTCAATAGTTCGATTCTCTACATCAATAGCTTTATTTATCTTCTGTAGGTTTAGTTCCCTCGTTAGTGGTTTCTTCATCCTGAATAACTTCCTTTGTAGTATTTATTTTTTGTGCTTCCTCCAGTTCAATTTCTTTCAGTACTTGATATGGGTCATAGCCAAATTCAGAAACGACCATAGAACGGCTTTTGATCTTGTTATCGATCATTAATACCTGTGTTTGTACATCTTTAAGAGGATCAAGTGATTCAACGAATTCACTAACGTATTTAGCGTTTACTAATTTATCGAAATCACTAAAATTAAGGTTCAAGCCCTTATTACGTAACATTTCAGCTTTTAGCCAACGTGAATAAATTGGTTTTAGTACGAATGTGGTTAAGGCATTTGTACGTGTTTTGAATGTTTGACGTTGTAGGCGATCTGTTAGCTTCGCTGCTGAGAATGACGCATTAGCAGTACTACCACTTAGCGATTGTTCAGTAATACCAAGTGACATAGCGATCTGTTGCATCTGAGCATTAACGAATTCGGTAATACCATCTGTTGCCCCATTTGGGTTCACACTCGTTACGTTCTGCCCTGGTTGAAGTTCGACTAAAGCACCACTTTGTAGGCTGTCATTTTCATAGTAATCAGGTTCATATCCTTTCATAAAATCAACATCTTCATCATTACTTGCTGAGTTAGTAATGAATGCCATTGCTGAGGCAGAAAGTTTTTTAGATATGATTGCTGCTTTAATGAATGCTTCAAGGTCTTTTAGTAATGTAGTACCAGCTACAATATCTGGAATACCACGCTGTTGATTTGGATAATCTTCAATCATCAGGTGAAGCATTCTTGATGCTGGGATAATGTCATAGTTACCAATCTCATATGTATATGAAGTTGGATTAACCTTAGTTACATAGTACTCAATAGCCTTTCCAAATTGATCAAAATGGATGCCGTTAGATACATAAGTACCATCATCAAAAATACGATTACCAATTACAGGTACTCGCATAGAATCAATGAGTTCAAACTTAACAGTACCGTTAACATCATGAACAATAATAAACGCTTCACCGTCAATACTACGTGTACGTTCTACTAAACGCTGGAATGCTGCTAAATCCATCTTGCCATTCATACTAAATGCTTCTGGATTATCTGCGTACTTATAGAACAAGTGTTCAAGTTCTTCATTGATAGCTAAGTTTTCTTCATTATCATCATGAAGATTTACATCAGGACGAATATATAAACCGGATGCCCCTGTTACGCCATCAGAGTTCACTTGAAAGTACTTTCTTGCTATACCGTTGTTTAGACTTAGTTCACGTGATTTAGCTACTAATGTTGGCAACGTCATATTGATAATACTATTAATATTACCTGCCGTATTACCTGCTGAGAATCCAAAACTGATAATCGGTGATTGTGAGTTAGTACGGATTTCTTTTAGTTCACGTTTTAGTGCGTTATCGGTTAGCTGCTTACGTTCAAATTGTTTTGGTTGTTGTGGTACTTGTACAGGTTCATCAATTTTTTTCCTTTTCCAGAACATTATTTACCCCTGTTAAAAGTAGTTATAGATTTAATTGGATTACCAGAGGAAAGCCCTTTCATACGTGCTAATTCTTGATTAGCAAGTTTCATATAGTGGGTACGTAGTCTTAGTAATGAGTCCATAGATTCAGTTGTTAGGCTTTTATTGTTGATGCTCTGTGAGATAACACCACCGCCTTGTACTTTGGATTCTATGACAATATTTATTTCATCAATAATTGATAGGTATTGATTGTATTTATTAGCTGTCGCAGTTGGATCTACTATCTGGAAAGTACGTACAGCAAATGTTGTATCATTAATAATTGCTGTATATGCACCTGGTTTCCATGTTGAAGTATCTATTGTTGTGTATGGATAGCTGTATGATTGCTTTACACCATCCACACCAACAATATCTACTGTAGAATCTGCGGCAAAACTAAACACAATGCTTTCACCTTTGATAATATCTGTGGTGAAATCAACGCTGCGTGTTGCCATGTTTATTCCTTATTCATTAAACCAGTTTCTACCACTACCCATACGCCTTTTACGCTGTTTACGTACTGGAACATGTTCTGATGGTGATTCACTGATTTGTGTTTCTTCACTGTATTTAGCTTTTGCCACGTTAGTATTATATTTTCTAAGTTTCTTATACGCGTCTGTACCAAGTTTGTTTAGCATGTATTCAAAACTGATTAGGCAGTAATTCAATGTATCTAACATTTCGTTTCTATCATCTTTAGAACCGCTGCGTTTCACCCATACTAATTGACCACCTTTCATTACACGCTTTTCACTGGTATATTGAAGAAACGCATCATCAGGTAAACTATAACTAAAGTGGATTTTCTTACCTTCATGTTCTTCTTCGTTCATTGCTGCGTTTAGTAACTTACGGATACGGTTCTTACCTTCGTTAACGTTCTGACCTGCTCCCCGTTGATTAGTACACCCCGATGTTAGTAATGTCTTCATAAGCCACAT